TTCTAGGTTTAGAATTTTGACACGCCTCATAAAAGTATCCATTCTTACTGAACGGTGTTGAGGTAAGCCATACCTTTGCCTGTGTTGCCATACCAGATGGGAGGAAGGCTCTGAGTATATCTGTCTTAATGAAACTACATTCGTCAGCGATAATAACATGTGGGGAATAACCTCTGAGCCCTGTACCAGTTTCACCTGTTGCTCTTGTGATTATCTTACTCATTCCTGTGTTATCTAAAAAGTTTAACCATAGTTCTGTTTGAGTATTTCTCACAACATATCCTCTAAGGAAATCATTCTTAACCACTAGGGTTCTGATTCTGTCAAACATGATGCTAGCCTGATTTTGAGTAGGTGCTGCAATTACTATGATACATTCATTCTTTACAGTCTCAGATAATAACGGAGCGAAGAAAGCAAAGTGTACTGTCTTCACTGCAGTTGACATTGTTTTACCAACCTGTCTTCCTGAACGATATACTATGAACCTGTCTTGACAGTCTACATATTTTCTATTGTATTCAAATAACTTATGGTCTAAGAACACACTGCTGAACACACTTGGTTTATGAACACAGTCAACTATGCTCTGCATAAAGTTCTTCCTCTCTGCTATTATCTCTTTGGTAGGTTGTGGCATCTAGTCCCCCGTCTTCTGTGCTTTGATCTGTCGGAATATAGATTCTATATCTCCTAGTTTGTTGAACCTCTGTTCTTCACTGACAACTATCTTACTAGATATTTCACCTATGGTGGATATGATTTTAAGTAAAGTGTTAACTTCTGATTTGGTATTTCTATCTGGTATGTTACCATCGAACTTACTTTCAGTCAATGCCATTAGTACATTCTCAAATGAAAGTTTTGCTAGCATGTCTAGCATAGTTTTTACATGTTCTGGATTACGTGTATCAAGTTCATTAATTAATGCAATGAAATCTTTTCGTATTGCACACATTGCACCTTCCTCATACTTGGGACACTTACCATTACCACCTGAATCAATGGAACGATATACACATTGATCACACAGTGCAGGTATGTTTGCAGTTTTAAGATGTTTGGCTGAGTTGAATGGTGACACAGTCTTGTGTCCATCTAATACAACCTTAGAAGCATGTTCATCTAAAGGTTTAATTTTAAATATGTCTCCTTCCATATATAACTATAAGTAAAACAAAGTATTTAAAGATTAAAATTATCTTTTAATATGTTTAATTGTTTACACATAGGTAGATATAGTAAAGCGAATGGTGTTTTCAACAACGCTTTGTAATCACCATCAATTATATCCTGCTTCTTTAAATTAATTAACTCAAGGTATTCTTTATGAACTTCACATGCATGGTTTAGCATTGGTATCATAGTCTTTCCTTTGTCTCCAAAGAACATAAAGTTGGTAGAGTTGTTACTCCATACCTCACACTTCTTTGACATCGCTGCAGAGATCCAACCTGACGTATCAAGTGATTCAAACAATCTTGTTTTTGTTGTGTATCTTCCTTTTGCTAACCCATGATATTTTAAGTTGGGAGGAAGTTTTCTAATCTGATCTTCTGTTTCATCTCTACCATGTACCTCACCTAAGCATACATAGGTATCTGGTTCTGGTCTTAACTGTGAAAGGTGATTAAGATAGTTCTCTTGTAGTACAGGTATTGTCCAGTCTATACCCATCTCCCTTTCTTTCCTATAATGTTTTAATGTCTCAGTCATATTATACATGACATCATACTGTATAGCGTGGTCATACACCCCTCTATGTTTCTTTAACAATTCATAGTATCTTTCTGGTTCGGTTTTAGTTCCTGCAACTACGAATAACTTATCAAACTTCTCCCTAAACTTGGTGATGTTGGCATAGGAATACTTGAAAGAGAGAACAACGTTCTTTACTTTACACTCTTGTAAGGCTTCCATGTGAGCCTTGTTATTCCCATTAAAATATATCTTCAATTATGACACTCACATAAACATGGTACAAGTCCTGCGTATTGATGTGGACATGTATCATGTTTACCTTTCTTACATGCAGGGTATATCATTTATTCACCTGATATTTTATGACATATACATTCGCATCTTATGTCAATTCTTTGAACAGGACAATCAAAATGTCTATGAGTATGACACTCAGGTGATATTATTTTTATTCCTTCCATTTCTTCCTGTTATCCTCGAAGCAAGTTGATGCGAAAGGGCACATTCCATCACAAAGAAAACACTTGGTTCTCTCTGGTAGAGTACATTCAGTCATAGCATCTTTAATTATTCTAGACTTTTCAATCATATCTGCCAACGTTGCTTCTATTGGTTTAAGTTTAAATGCCATAGGTATTGGTATGTCACGTTTATCTTTCTCAATCTTGTTAGAGATATATATTACACAACCAAATGTTGCATCTATATCATAGCATTTCTTTAGTAATACCCTGTATCTATTGATCTGATCTGTGTGACTCTCACTTGGTTTAGAGTTATACCTTCCAAAATAATCAATAGAACCTGTCGTCTTTTTGTCACAAATTATCCATTTTCCGTCAATTTCTATCAAATCATCTATGCTACCATATATAATATCCAAGTGTTCTGGATCTTCTGCAGGTATTCTTAATGCTTCTTCTCTTGTAAGAGGCTCATCTTTTACATAGTTGTATGCTAGGAACAGTTCATTGTATTTTGGTTCTGCTATCACTGAGTTTGAATGTACTATCTGTCCAAAGTAAAGTGACTTCATATCCTCGGTACTCATTGTGTGAGGCATGGTTTTATTATAGATTACATTTCTCATACATGGTTTAATAACATCTGACACATGTATCACACCTAGTCTCTCTGTTTTCATAGCCTCCATCTGTGCTCTTCTGTATTCAAAATATACTTTCTCTTTAATATTATCTAATGTTAACATACTTACCTATACAGTATTAAATATATAAATGTTTAGATACTATATTCTTCTTTTGCTTTTTTGATTGGCATGTATGGTATTGTTATTGGCAACCAAATGAACCTATGTCTTATCCAAAACCTGATAGTTTCCTTTGAACCATACCAGTTATCATGTACAATCACTGTTGCTGCTGCACCTCTAGTACCTGCCCTACCTTCTGGTGCGTCATATTTTCTAGTGATGTGATGTGTACCAATACCGTCTTGATATACAGCATGAAGTAACTCATGTGCAAGAGGCATTATATTAGATCTAAGTATGAATGGATTCTTACTGTCATTTACAAACATGTAGATTACTTTCTTTCCAGTAACACCCCATGCTATACCATCACTGGTTTCTACATCAAGGTGTTCATAGAATTTTTTGAACTCTTCTTGTTTGGTAGTAGGTATTATGTTAAGTTCCCAATTATCTTTAAAGTTCTCCCAAGCATAGTATCCTGATAGATGTTTACCGTTACTACCGTTAAGCATGATAGTGCGACAAACTATATCTGTATACCTATTGGTATCAATATTTTTCGTATAGAAATTAATCATTGGTTGCCTAATAATTTCCTATGTTTGAACACATACAAGGTTTGCTTGGATCATCTGCTGAAGGTGCTACACACCCATGATTGTCTTCATGTGATATTTGACCGTGACCACATTCTGCACAAGCCCCTGATGCTACGAATACTATATCTGTCATTAATAACTCTCCTCAATGGTGAAATTAAAAGTTTGCGTTTGCTCTGATACGACATCAGATGCGTTTCTTAACTCCACTTCCCCTGCCCAAATACCTGCTTTTGCTGCTGTTATATGACCTTCACCAAACGTTACTCTTACTATACCACTGGATCTAGTGTCATATACAATGGCGTGGTCTATCAAAAGGGTTCCATCTGGTTTCCATACCTTCCATTTACCTGAATGAAATGTGGTGGTGTTAGTCAAATCCCTTGCTGTTCCATCAGCGTTCTTAATAGTAAGTTCAAGCGTAGTAGTACTGCCTACTTTTATAGTAAATGATACTGATCTTGGTGTCATGTCCATGCTCATGTGTCTTCACCCTTTATATCCTGACTTCGTTTATTAACTTTCGCATTTTTACTCTTGTCATGTACTTCCTGAGATCCCTTTCTGCTTAGTTTAGTGGTCTTGGATCTTCCCTTAATACTAGAGGTTCTGTCTCTTCTGTTGATTTTTATAGTTCTTCTCACTCTTACCAATCCATCTCTCAAGTCTTTGATTATTGACTGTGATACTTGTATTGACTCATTAACAACCCTCTTAATTATTTTTTCAAGGTTCATTGATTCTAATACATTTATAATTTCAGTTACAACTCTTACTATTATCTTGAGTTTGTTTCTAAATGCCAACACGTTGACAGTCTCATTGATCAATCTCATCAATCCTCTTCTTGTAATAGATGTTGAAGACACATTGACTATGCTTGATACAACTCTCAATACTAATTTTCCTCTGATTATACTCTCAACTATATTCACAGTGTTAGTTATTGTTCTAGTGATACTTCTGTACCTGTTAATTATAGATGTAACTTGTACTGAGTCACCAATGCTTCTAGTCAATACTCTAAGTCTTGAAACTGGTTCAGATATACTGATGGATTCAGTGAATGATCTGCTCCAACCTTTGTAGAATACTTCAGATATAGATGTACTACTGTTTACTATTCTTCTTAACACTCTTAATACTATGTTTCCATCAG